CAAATAATACTTTATATTTTACAGGATGATAAATTACCTCGTCACTTATAGATTTAATTTTATTAATGTTTGCTCCATAACTTGTGAATAACTCATCTGTACTTGGTGCTAAAGGTTTAGTTGATAATGTTCCTGCTATGTATCTTCTAAATTTTGTATCATAAGATTTAGTTAAAATATATGTGTCAATTATATTTGTGCTACTTGGATCTATTCTATTTGAATCATCAGCACTATGCACATATTGGAACTTGATATATTCACGTCCTCTATATGCTTTATAATCTGTTGATAAAGAAAGTGCTAATGTAGTTGAATTTAAAATTTTAAATACGTTTTCGTCTACAAGATAAAATATTGTTCCATCAGTATAAGAACTACGTGTGCCTATTGCACCTTCATTTTGCTTCACAGTAATATTGCTACTTGGTGTGTACACAAATATTTCACTTTGGTCTGTGGTGCTTTGTTTTTTCATAAACACCCATTTGTTAGTTGGATTAGTATTTGTATCTACATATTCTTCGAAAATATCTGGATTATCAACTACTCCGTCACTGTCATTATCATAAAATGTAACTTCAACTTTTTTACTGTTTACATAGTTGTCTGAATCTCTATATTCTTTACTGACTTGCCATAAAAAGTCAGTTGTGAAAGATGTAAGTGAATCTGGTTTTTGATTTATAGATAATATATTAATTTTGTCTTTAATAAGTTTTCCTGTTCTACTATCATAAATTTTATCTGTTGAATCATAGTAAAATTTAATTTCTTTATCACTTTCAAATACGTATCTAGTTGTTCTGTACGTTAGTGTATAGTTTACACCGTCTGTTTGGAAAAGCAATAACCAACTACCGTCTAATGACTGTTGTGATTCGTCACCTGTTTGCCCTTGGCTAAATGCTCCAGATGTTTTTAAATTTTCTTGTTTAATTACTTTCCAACTTTCTGTGCTTACATCAAAACGTAAACCAAAAGTATTAAAAGCAAATATTTGATCTATTACTTGACTTTTTACTGCTGTTTCTAATCCGTTTGCTAGTTTAGGTCTTACTTCAGTAAGGATTGCATCTGAAGGAATAATATCATTTAATACAACAGGCCCTACACCATTAGTAACTGTGGTTCCATCTGTTACGATGCTTACAACCTTTGCCCACTTATAAGTTACTGCATTAGGATGATCTGCTGTACCACTCATTAGTTCATGACTGTTGTTTGCCATGAAATGTTTTCCTTCTGGCGCACTAAATTTTAAAAGTGTTCCTGGTGTAACATATCTCAGTGAACTTCCTGTAAACGTGCCAAGCATCAAAGCATCATTGTTTATATTTTTAAAATAACCATTTGAGTTATTAGTTGACTTATCACTTTGCACCCACGTTGCACCAATGTCACCTGTAACTATTTTTGCAAATTTACTTAGATAAAAATTATTAATATTTGTATTTTGTAATAATGGCGTTATGGTGTTTTCAACTATACCTTCTACATCAGTTCTAGTTGTAAAATTAAAACTTGTTACGTCATCTTTGTCTTCTTTATAGATTACACCATCGTTACCATATATATTTGTGCTTGAATATTTTCCTGTTGAATCAATTAAATCAAAATATCTTGAAATACCTGATGACGTTCTGTTTACTGATTTTACTTTTATAATTTCCTGTGAAACTGCTAATGGACTCACTTGATAATCCTCGCCAGTAACCATTCTGTTCTGTGTGTAATATGTAGCAGGAGCATTATTTTTTATGCTTTCATTAGTTTCACTTACTGACGCATTGTCAACTGTATATTTTAATTCCATGTCAATTGTTAAAGTTTCACCTACACCATTTCTGCTAGTATATGGAATTGTAACTGTAATACCAATTAAATCATCTGGCTGAATTGCAAAACTTCTATTCTGTGATGTTCTATAATAAACTCTAAAATTACCTTGAGGTAAATTTCCAAATGTACCATCTGCAAATATTAAACTTACTCTATCTTCAACCCTGCTTAACACACTGTAAATATTTTTAATTCTTTTGTTTACACTATTGTATATTACATTGTTTCCTTCAACTGCATCAACTTTTGTCCATAGTTGACTTTCTGCACCATTATTATCTAATCTGTATAACCAAACATCACTATCATTTACATTTGTTGCATCTAATTGTACAACTTGATTTGATCCAGGATTAGTAATTTGAAAACCACCTTGATCTAAAATTCCTTGTCTGAATGAACAGAAGTATCCAGTGTTTGAACTTCCGTTTCCTTTTCCATCTTCACGATATAAAAATGCTAACCTATTTCCAGGTAAAGGTGCTTCTTCTGTAATTGTACCATTACCTATGTCCGAACTTACTACTTCAAAGATTGTACTTTTGCCGTCTACTGTTTTTGTAAAACTATAAACAGGAACATCTGCGTTTGTGGCATTGAATCGATACTGCTGAACAGTTATACCATTGACTGTATCTGATTTGACCGGTTTACCGACGATTCCGTTTTGAGGTAGAGCGGCATTAAGCACTTTTCTAAACTGTTCTGACCAGTTAGTATTTGCAGGATCATTCCAAACCACAGTTTGCCCTGCAAGGTTTACATTGTTGCTATCAAAAATTTCCTCAGTAGTTGCTACTGATTCAAATTTAAGTAATCCGTTTGCTGGTTGATTACGTTTTGGATTGTAAGAAAGCAATCTTGCTAGTCGGAGAACGGACTCTCTACGTTCTGCAAGTTCTAAATAATTTTCTCTAGCATTCAAGTCAACTCTAAATGCAATGTTTTGACCCAAGAAAGCAATAAGGTCAATCAAAGCGAGATATTCACTTGATTCAATGTAATCGTTAAAGTCCTCAGGATAATTTGTTCTGAGGTAATTGATCATTGTTCTACGTAAATTATCAAAGTCGTAACTCTGAAAATCTGCGTTTCTAAAAGACTGATAAACACGTTTCCAGTCTTCTGCTAACAATAATCTATTTTGTCTATATGTTGTCGACATAATGCTTCCTTACTATTTGTATTTACCTGAAACCATTATCTACGCACTTAATTCTATGATATAAATCCTGCATTCTGATCAAATGTCAAAAGCAAAGATTCTGAGATGTTGTACGGCAAATAAGTTAATGAAACACTAATTTGTAGTCCACTCTCATATTGATCTATTGTAACATTGTTAACTGTTACTCTAGGATCATAGTTTACTATTTCTGTCACGTTTTCTGCTATGGCTTCTTTTAAATCTTCTGTTAGGGGTTCATACAAAGCGTCCCATACTATTGTTCCAAATTCTGGATTTTCTAACTTTTCCCCTTGTCTAATATGAAACATATTAATAATGTCCTGCTTAATTAAAGCAAGATCATATAAATTAAATCCGGTAGCATTAGGATCTACTGTGCTTGTACCACGATAAGCACGACTGGTCACAGGTGGCTTCTGGCGTTTTGCTGTTTGCACTTTTACTGTTTTAATTACATCTTTTTCCTGTGTACTCATAATATTATTTATTGTCCTTTCTTGAACGTATCTACTGTTAAGGCAACTGTTTGTGCTGGTAATTCTTCTGGTTCTTGTCTATCTGTCTTAGTATCAACAAACACTGTTGGATCCATGCTTTCATGATGTGTCCAAGGCTCATGTTGAGGTAGACGTTTGGAAAGCGAAGCGTCCGCGATAGCGGTAGCGACAGACGGATAACGCGGAGTATATCCGGTAGCGGCTTGCGGTAACTTATGTGTAGACAACGGAGTTGTAGCGGTAGCGGTTGCGGCTTGTGGGCCATTCATATGGATCTCTTTTGCTGTCTCAGTATGATTGTCTGTGCTTAATATATCTGTAGTTGTACCTGCTGTAAACTTGTTTGCTCCTAGTGTGTTTATGTCTAAGTTTCCAAGTGTAGTAATTGTGTTGTCAAGTGCCACGTAGGCTCGTAAACTCGCCGCAGTGTCAAGGTTAATGTTAGAGGAGGTCTTTAAATTAAATTCTCTTCCCGCTTGAAAATTGATGTCTCTGTCCGCTGTGAAGTTTAGATCATTCTCAGTATGCACACTTATACTATCACGTGCATATATGTCTATCTTACCATTTGAACTTAATTCTATCCAAGCAGTTCCCTTTGCGTTGCCTACATATATCAAGTCTTCCGTGTTGTGCATCAGTATCTGATGTCCTGTACGTGTACGCAATCTTATGCTTTCGCCCATTGGTAGATTGACCTTGCCGTCCTTGTCTCCTGCTTCTACGTTTGCATATTCACTTTTTGTGCTACCAGCGTCTCCTTTGCGTAGGTGCTTGTCATCTCCATCATCAAAAACCAAACTTGATCCGCCCAATCTCATTGAGTGTATCTGTGCCTTTGCTCCCTTAGGACCGTATGCTGTTTTTGGTGATCCTGGAGCCTTGTCCAATGGACCTGGTGTGCTTATGCCAAACACTGAACTTGGTGTTTCACGCCTTGCACTAGATGATGTTATACCTCTGATCTCATCTTCCAATAGTCCCTGTGAACTTAACACCGTGCTCTGTGGACTGACTGGCTTTATAAACTGTGTGGGATCTGCGGTTCTGCCCTTCTCCGTAAGTTTGTTGTATTCCGTGACTGGTAATTTTTTTGCGTTGTTTAATTCATTAAACGTTGTGGCCGCATAGTTACCTGACGGTACCGCAAAGTTCATGTAGTCATCTGGCACACAACCTATCCAATAACCTTGGTTGATTGAACCTTCAACAAACACAACCATAACACGGGTGCCAACGTCTGGTGGCACAAACCACATACCATAACTCATCTGTGAATTTGCGTAACCTTGGTTTTTGCTGTTTGCTCTTACTGTGGTTTGTCCGCCAAACAAACTTAGATATCTTACGTGTAGGATCTGTCCTGCGGCTTCTTCGTCATTACCTGACGTTGTGGTCTTTAGGATCTCAACCTCAAGGTCTCCCTTGCTTAATGGATCTAGATGTGAAACGATCCTTGCAATGTAGACTCCTTCTCTTCTGCTTAAACCACCGGCATCAACTGTACGTTTTTCCTGTGCCATTAATCTCCATCCTCCTGGCCTTCAAAACTGTTTTGGTCAACAACGTCAACTGAATTATCTGCCTTGACTTCGTTACCAACCTTGTTTTCTTTTTTGCCTTCTTGGTATGCGTTTGTGTCTGAATCACTAGCACTTACGTTTACAAGTTGATTACGTCTACGCACCATGTTTAATGACTGTTTGAATATTCCGCCTTGGAAAACGTTTGTGACCTTTACTACCTGATACACTCCTGAAAAAGCATTTACCTTGATTGTTTCTTCTGGAAAAGTCATTATACCTTCGGGACTAAAGTCCACAGGTGTTCTGAAGTTTACGTTCACATCCACTTCACCATTTTGATGATTGATTGAACCGTCTGCATTTAGGTTAATGGTTCCGGGTAAAGGTTCTGAATTGTAATTACCCATTCCACTGTCAGCGATGTAATAAGGATCTCCCCATATCTCCATGTCCGCCGTAACAAGGTCTGACCCACTATCTATGATAGCATTGTGGAAACGTCTAGCCACCGCCATTTCTGGAGTTTCTGGTACAGCACCCGCGGAATCTGATTTGTTTTCAACGTCTGGCAATGAACCGGATATTCCGTCAGGACTATTTCCAGTATTGCCATCTGACTGCTTAAAGTTAGTATCTGAAACATCTTCGGCAGTCCCTGATGTTTCTACTTTATTGGTACCTGCATTGTCCATGTTTTTTGCAATACTGGTATAGAACGCTGTATTGATGTTTATATCAAATGAAAGTATATCCTTGTTAGCACCAGTGTATATGTAATTGTATGCTTTTACACACTGCTTTTCTAAGTTTTCTGTGCCTTTTGCTGGTGCATTAGGTGGAGCAAATTTAGAACTGTGTACCTTGTATGGCACTACTTTATATACATACACTCTTGGTGGTCTACCTGATTTCTTTTCCTGTTCCTTGTTAGTGATATTATAAACACTTGCTTCTATCTTAAACCAATCTTTAAATCCGTTTTCATCAGTTGGTGCATTGTGTCCTATCTTCTGTCCATAGTCACTCATGATTACCAACTCTTCTAACATTTTTTGTATTGTCATTCCCTGTGGAAATTTAATTTCCATATTCTTACCAGGAATAATTTTTATTTTTCCTCTTTCAAAAATACCTTGTTCTTCATTATAGGTAAACTTCGCAAGACCAAAAGGTGCCGCACCGGCGGCGCCATATTCAAATCTTCCTTTTGCAATCTTACCATTGCCTATTTCATTGATGTTTACTTTTGCAGTACCTCTTTGTTTGATTCCTTCAGATACCTTACTACGTAAAACTGTGTATCCTAGTTGTTTACTCAAATATTCATCAAAGTTTACAGGTACTTCCCCTTTTTGTCCACTGATTGATTCCCATGCTTCTTGTCTGTCCATCTCTGAGATAGTTGCACTATTTTCAGTTGCTGGTGAACCTGAGCCTACAGCATTTTTATTACTTGAACGACTTCCTTCTGTTGGAAACAAAATTACATATTCGTCTGGTTCAACTACATCACCTTTTTCTTTTTGTTCAAGAAAGTGAGTGTTTAAAACTGTTGCGGCACTTTTTGCTCCGCTTTGACAAAGTTCTTCAAGAGTGTTTCCTGTGATCTGCAAATCAATTGGTAACTGCTGTACTTGGTCACTAAATGCAACATCATTCCACGGAACACCTTTGACACTATATACACTTCCTGATGCTTCAACACTGAAACCTGCATTGGTCCATTTGAAAGGCATAACCTTTCTCATTCCTAGACTGCTATCAGGATAAACTGGATTTCCAGATGAGTCCCAACCTTTGAATTCAATTATTAAAACATAAGGGGCTTGTAAATAATTATCATGTCCTGCTTTCAATGAACATAACTGTAACGTTTGTAAAAATAATCCCATTGAATAGGGTTCATGTACTTCAAACTGAAAACTTGTAGCCTGTGTATTTCTACTTTTAGGATTAGGTGCAATGAATGTTTGTATTTCTAAATTATCAATAAAGTATTCTAACTTAATACCATTTTGCTCATAAGCAGTCCGAGCCATTCCTTTTACTCCACTACTACCTCCAGTTTTTAACAAAACGTTTTGTGGATCTTTTACTCTGTATGTTGTGTCAGGATTATTAAGTTCATCATTTGTTAAACAACCAATGGTATAAATGTAATTGTAACTTGCAAACCTATTAAGTGGATTATCAAGTGGTAAAGCCAAACCCGGAGTAACTTTTAATATTTTAGATTCTGTTTCTTCTTTTTTGATTGGTTCAACATTATCGCCATTCATTTTTTCTGCATCACCGGTCTGTGTTGCATTTTCTTTGAGTTGATTTTCTACTGTATCTGTTGCATTTTTTGAACCACCAACAGTGATGTTACCCGACTTTAATTCAGGATACAATCTATCCCCAAACTCTCCAAACATTCCGAATTCAGGATAACCAAGAACTTCATCATATGCAGAAGGCATTTCTACTTTTATAATATCGCCTTCGACATTTTTAGTGTTCCGTATGTTAATGTCTATTGGTACATTACGAAGCATTTAAATCCCCAATAATCTTTTTAATTTTTCTCCTTTTGGAAGAAATATTTTTACTCCTGATTCTAAGTCGTATATTGGATCTTTAATTGTGTTCATATTTCTTTGTGCAAATACCCACCACAATTTAGGTGAACCATATAAGTCATACGCAAGTAGGTCAGGACGATGATTGTATTGTGGTGCTATTTCGTACAACACATCATCTGATTCTGCAGGAATAGGTCTAATGCTTAAAGTATCAAGATATCCGTTAGCGAATCTTGTTGCCTTCCATGGACTTGTATCTTTGTAATAAGCCTGTGCCATTAGATAAATCCTTTCTCTTGTGTTACATACTCACCATTAACAAAATCACTAAGGCTAAATCCTTGTACATCTGTTCTGCTGTAGATAGGTTGTACTGTTACAGTTACCTGCGACTGAACTGGCACATAAGCAACTGTTCCTTTTATGTTTGCTGTATCAGTTGCACCTTTGGTTGCTTCTGCTAATGCACCCATGTCTGATAAATCAACTGCTATGTAATCTATTTCAGTTGGCATATCTAAAGTAAACATTGTTACCACAACAGGCACATTTTTAAAAACATAATCTCCATATCCATTTAATTTTACTACTGGAGGAGGTGCACCTTGAAATTCTCCTTCGCCATAAAACATTTTTGTTACACTTCTTAGATAATGTAACATTGAAACCCAATAAGTTCCTTCTGCTGACGTTTGTACAAAAAATTCACCTGTTATAGTCATCTGATCCACACTTGAATTGTTGTATGCGTAGAAAGGATAATTATTATGTACAGGCGATATCGGCGAATAGTTCGCTGTATGAGATAGAATTATAGTTGGAGTATATGGAAAAGTAAGTCCGCTTGTTTGACGTAAAGGTTCCAACATAGTGCTA